ATTAAATATGTCACTGGTTACACATCAGCATACAACATTCCTGAACCCATAAAGCTAGGTATCATGCAACACATAGCTTACCTTTATGAACACAGAGGTGATATGTATGATGCGAAGCTACCCTATCCCCCAATGTTGAGATCGCTGTACGCACCTTATGTCATTCATAGAGGTTTGGGTTCGTCCTCTCTCATGGCTCTCGGTTAAGATGGCTAACAGTATCGGCAAGATGCGATATAGGGTAAAGGTTGAGAGAGCAACCAATACTAGAGATGCAGGCGGTGGTTTAGCACAATCATTCGGCTCTGTAGCAACCATCTACGCAAACATCAAACCTAAGAACGCTAACAGTACCTATAGACAGGGTATGTTGCAGGAAAAGGTTACGCATGAGATCACCATACGCTACATGAAGAACATTGACACCAACAGCAAGATTACCTACGGAAATAGGTCTTTTGCAATAAACGGCATTATCAATGTGGACGAAAGGGATAGATTTCTTACATTGCTATGCGAAGAAGGTATTGCGATATGAGTGATGGCATTGATCTAAAGATTTCCAACCTTAAAGCATTTAACAAAAAGCTACAGGCAACGCTAGATGACAACAAGGTCAAAGAGTATGTAACTCGTGGAACTATGATGGTGCAAAACACTGCAAAGAAAAGCATACTTGCAGGCGGTACTGGTAAAACATATCAAAAGTACGAACCAAGAAGAACGCACACAGCATCAGCACCAAATCAACCACCTGCTAGTGATACTGGATTTTTAGCAAGTCAAATAACAATGGATGTAGATGTTAAGGCTAACGGCACGGTTGTAGGTCAGATTATATCTGCAGCGCCATATTCTAAGCACTTAGAGTTCGGCACGGTCAATATGACAGAAAGACCATTCATGCAACCTGCATTAATGAAAAACAAAAGAAAGATACAGTCAATGTTTAAAAAAGGTATTCTCAAATGAGTGTTGGTCAATTTGCACTACAGTCTAGTATTTATACAGCACTTAATGTATCTGCAATTACCACTACGCTTGCTTGTGGCGTGTATGACGAGGTTGTTGAGGGTAACAGCTACCCTTTTATCACCTTAGGCGAAGAAACTGCAATAGACTACAGCACAAACAACCTAGTAGGCGCTGAAACAACCATAAACATCCATGTTTGGTCAAGGTACAAAGGCTCAAAGGAAACGAAACAAATCCTTGATAAGATACATGATTTATTGCATGATGTAAGTCTAACTGTTAGCGGTGTCAATCTAATTAACCTTAGATTTGAGTACAGCGACATTATGAGAGACCCTGATGGGATAACTCGGCACGGTGTCATGAGATTTCGTGCAATTACACTAGGTACTTGATTAAATACCAAATACCGAAGTAATACGGTGGCAGATGCCTTATTTTTTAATTAGAGGAATAAATACCCTCTGTATTTAGGAGTATATTATGGCAGCACAAAAAGGTAGTGCAATGCTAATGAAAGTGGGTAACGCAGGTTCACCTGAGACTTTTACAACAATAGCAGGGCTTAGATCAACAAGTCTAACAGTAAACAATGAATCAGTAGATGTAACCAATAAGGATTCTTCAGGCAAGAGAACTTTATTAGCTGCAGCAGGGGTTCAATCAATCAGTGTTTCAGGTAGTGGCGTATTCACAGACGGCGCATCAGAAACAACTGTCAAAACAAACGCTTTAGCAGATAGTCAAAACAATTATCAGTTTTTAGTTCCTGACTTTGGTACTTTCACAGGTGCTTTCCAAGTAACCAGTTTAGAGTATGCAGGTGAGTTCAACGGAGAAGTTACTTACAGTATGTCTTTTGAATCAGCAGGCGCAATTACATTCGCAACCGTATAAGACTGTGGCTTGGGAACAAGTAAAAGTTAAAGGCGAAAAAAATACTGTTACAGGTATGATGCAGGGCGATCAATTAGATATGCCAAATGTATTAATCGGTAAGAGTGTCAAGGTTAATGGTAAGGACATCTCAATCAAATCCTATGTGGTTGACGAGAGAGATGATATGTTAAAAATCACACTTGCAATGGCAAGTCCAACAAAGGAGAAGTCAGATGACAAACCCACTAAAGGGTCAGATTGAAGTAACGCTAGGTTCTGAAACCTATAAGTGCCGATTAACCATAGATAGCTTAGTCAAGATTGAGGATGAACTAGATACAGGGATTCTTGAACTTGCACAGAACATTGCACAAGCCAAAGTTCGCATAAGAACATTATTAGTCGTATTACGCTATGCCCTAAGAGGTGGTGGTAACGACTTTGATGAAAAGAAAGTAGGGCAAATAATATCTGATGTAGGTATTGTTACTGCTTCTACAGAGGTAGCCAAACTCTTGGTATCTACCTTAAATGACAATGACTCAGACGAGGAAGATAAAAAAAAAGCAATAGAGTAGATGAAAACACAACACCTATCAATTGGGGAGACTTTTATATGATATGTGTTGGTATGATGAATATGCGCCCTATGGACTTTTGGGATTTATCACCTAGAGAGATGTATCTAGCCATAAAAGGTTTTAAACAGTTTAATGCAACAGAGCAAGAAAAACCTATGGATAGAGCAGAACTAGATGATCTTATGGAGTTATACCCTGACTAATGAATGAGATAGATAAGCTAATCATAAAGATTGAAGCTGATACCAAACAGCTTAAAGCCGAACTAGATAAAATAGAAGGCAAAATTAAAACCACTGGCGCAGCAGGCGGTGCTGCATTTGGAGCAGGCGCAGGTGGTCTTGGTGGAAAAATAGCAAAACTTAAAGGTCCATTGATTGCAGCAACAACAGGTTTTGTTGCTATGGGCGTAGCAATTAATAAAGTTGCACAAGTTGGAATGCAGTTTGAAGATTTAAAAGATTCTTTAGATGTAGTATTTGGCAGTATTGAAAAGGGTAACGAAGCAATGGAAAAGGTTTTTACCTTTGCACAAACTACACCGTTCCAAATAGAAACAGCAACCAAAGCATTTATAGCGCTTAAATCAGCAGGTATAGAACCTAGCATGGAAATGCTACAAACATTTGCTGACACGGCATCTGTCTCAGTAGATCAGCTTGGTACATTTGAAGCCTTAATAAGAATGGTTCAGAGGTCAGCATCAGGCGGTATGGGTCTTGAAGAATTAAACATGATATCTGATAGAGGTATTGATGTTCTAGGAATATTAGGTAGAAAACTTAACCTTACAAAAGATGATATAGCTAAATTTGGTAAGAGTGCAGAGGGTGCTGCAATTATGGTTGAAGCACTTACTGAAGGTTTAAATGAAACCTTTGGTGGTGCTATGGAAACCAAGATGGATAATTTATCCACCAAAACATCAAATATGACAATTGCTTTTAAACAACTTGGCGATCAAATATTTAAAAGTGGCATAGACACTATGCTTAAATCAATGGCAGATAGCATGACAAATTTTGCTAACGGTATTGCTACCGCAATGGCAGCAAGCAGGGGAGAAGGTTTAGGAATAGTCTTGACAGGTGATTCTGATGTTGATCTTGGTTTAGTCCAAGATGAATTAGATGAACGAAAAGCGCAAATGAAAGAAGAAGATCGTCTGAATAAATTAGGCGTTGGTCCCCAACAAACAAGATTCACTCACAAAGAAGAAAGACAGGCATTGGAAAGTGTTATTGCAAATCTTGAAAAAGCAGAACTTAAATTAGTTGATGCTTACTTAATAGAGTTTGACACTACAGCAAAAATTAGTGATCAACAAAAACAAGACATCATGCAAAAAGGTCAACTGTTGCATCAGTTTACTTTTTTACAAACCGAAATTAAAAAACTTGCAGGTGATACAGAAATACTAACCGATACACAAGCCAATTTAGGTAAGATATTTGAGGATAATGAATTAAAGTTTGCACAAATGGGCATAATGACCTTGCCACAGCTAGAAGAAAAATTTAGAGAAATAGAAGAAGCATCATCTGATTTAGCAACTACCTTTGATGATGAATTAAGACAAGCTGTTATAAATCAGTCAAACGCATTTACAACAGATTTCGTTAATTCGTTAATGGATGGTGAAAACGCATTGGATAGTTTTAAAAACTTTGCAAAAAGTATGGTTAGTCAAATAATAGCTATTTTCTTACAGATGGCTGTTGTTAATGAAATATTAAATAGTGTATTTAACTTAACTGGAACTAATAATGCCTTGCCTACATTTAGAAATACAAAAGCAGGTGGTGGTAAGGTGCAAGCAGGCTCACCAGTTCTTGTAGGTGAAAGAGGAATGGAGATGTTTGTTCCTGATAGTGGCGGTACTATTATGAACAACATGAACACTAAAAATGCTATGGGTGGTGCGCCTATCATAGTTAATCAATCTGTAAACTTTGCTACAGGTGTTGTTCCTACAGTTAGGGCAGAGGTAACAAAAATGATGCCACAGATAGCAGATGTAACAAAAGGCGCTGTAGCTGAAGCTGCAATGCGTGGTGGTAATTTTAGGAGAGCATTACAAGGTGGCTAAATTAATATCAATGCCTGCAAGTCCAAACTTTGTAAGAAGCAACTGGTCGCTTGTAAGAACTGTAGGAACAACGGTAAGTCCGTTTACTGGAAAAACAAAAACACAAGAGTTTGACGGTGTCTATTGGACTGCAGAAGTTTCTTTACCGCCCATGCGTAGATCACAAGCAGTTGAATGGCAGTCTTTTCTTTTGGAACTAAACGGCACAGTGAATCATTTTAAATTTGCTGACCCTGATGCACTGACAAATACAGGAACATATAGCACAGGACACCTTACATCTGAACTAAGAACAAATAGTAGTTCAGTAACTCTTTCTTTTAGTGGCTCAACCATAACAGCAGGCGCTTCTACTTTTGGAAGTGCAAAGGTTGGTGATTTTATAGTTGTTACAGGTGCAACCAATGAAGATAACAACGGTACACATAAAATAACAACAGTAACAAGTGCAACAGTTATAGTAACAACAAGCACATTTACCACAGAATCTAACACTGCAAGTTGCAAAGTAAGAACCAATGTCAAGGGTGCTACAGGATTATCGCTTCTCGCTTCCACAAACGCTGCTAGTGGCACTATAAAGAAAGGAGACTACTTACAGATACAATCGGCTGCAAACACCACAGCAACGCCCACACAGATAGTAATGGTTACGGAAGATGCAACTGCTACGGCAGACGGTGCAAAAGATTTCTATGGTGTAGCCATACAACCCAAGCTAAGATCAGACCTAGCAACAGGACATTACGCAGTATTCACAAACCCAAAAGGGACATTTAGGCTCATATCTAATGAGGTAAGTTGGTCAGCAGACCGAATATCCAACTACGGCATTAGTTTTTCTTGTATTGAGGTAATTTAATGGCAACTAGGCAGGGTTTAGATAGTTCTATCGTAAATCGTCTAGGTGCAGACGAACAAGCATTATTTTTTGCAGTTAAAGCAGAGTTTGACACAGACGACATACTTGTATGGTCAGGTATAGATGATCTTGTTATAGGCTCAGATACCTACACTGGCGCAGGAACATTGTTAAGCGTAAGTAACTCAGAAGATAATTTAGAACTTAAATCCAATGGGCTTGTGGTTGCTTTATCAGGCATGGACACGACAGTTGTAAATTACGCACTTACAGAAAACTACCAAAATAGACCTATAACTATCTTTATGGGATATGTTATGGGTGGCACAAATGAGGTAGCAGGAACGCTTACTTTGTTCAAAGGTAGAATGACTAGCCTTGTTATAAACGATACGCCTGAAGGCTCTACAGTCACTATAGATGCAGAAAACAGACTGGTAGACCTAGACAGACCATCTAACCTTAGATACACGAAAGAATCGCAAAACTTTTTGCATTCAGGCGATACAGGTTTCAACCGTGTTGCATCTTTACAAGACAAACAAATCAATTGGGGTAAAACATCAAGCACATCAGGTGGCGGTGGTAGTGGTGGTACTGCGGGTGGTCAACACGAATATCAAGATAGTTATAGAAATATAGGAAGATGAAAAAACGACTTAACTGGGAACCCATGTTCCATGACTTTGTAAAAAATAACAACTATCCCTTTGTATGGGGGCAGAATGATTGTTGCAGATTTAGCAATGCCGTTATTAAACAAATTACAGGTGAAGATTTAATTCCTAAAAAATTGGATTGGCATGATGAAGAAAGCGCCATGAAAGCCATAGCATCTTATGGTGGTGATTTAGAAACAAGCATAGAAAAAGCCTGCAACGCAAAAGGTGTAGGAGAAATAGATAAAGCCTTTATGACTTGTGGTGATCTTGTTGTATATGAACAAAACGGTTCAAATCTTGTGGGTATGTGCAATGGTTTTGGAATACTAACTCCAACGGATGACGGCATTGCTGTTCTAGATTGTGATTTAGCCTACAGAGTTTGGAGATTTGATTAATGGCTAAAGCAATAAAAGCTGCAATTGTTGCAACGGTAATAGTAGTTACTGGTGGTGCTGCAGCATTATATTTTTCAACAGCAGGAATGACTTTAGGATTTGCAGGCTCTTTCATGGCTGCATTTTCTCAATATGCAGCTTTTACATTTGCTTCTACTTTAGTAGCAAGTGTTATAGGGGGTATGACATCAAAGGGTATAAATGCTTCTTCAGCTAATTTCGGTAATAAATTTTCAGCTAGGGGTGGGCTAGTACCAAGACAGATTGTTTATGGTCAATGTCGTGTAGGCGGTACACAAGTGCATATTGAAACTACTGGTACAGACAATTACCTTTTGCACATGGTAATTGTTTTAGCAGGACATGAAATAGAAAGCCTTGAAAAACTAAGACTAAATGATATTAATACCACAACCACAACATCTACTATAAGTGGTTCAACAGTCTACACAGTAACTAATGCTGATTTTACCAACACAGAAAATGATAATAATTTTGGTAGCGGTAGGTTGGTTCGTTACTCTTTTGAAGATGGAAGCCAAACAGCAGTCAATGGTTTCATGAATGCACAACTGGCAAGCATGGGAACAACTGATAAATTTTTAGGTTGCGCTTATGTCTATATTCAAATGGTGTTTGATGCAGAGAAGTTTGGTGGCGGTATGCCTGCTATATCATTTGAAGTCAAAGGAAAGAATGTTTATGACCCTAGAACTGGCGCTAATGCAACTACAGACCTGCAAAGATCAAATCCTGCTCTAATAATTAGAGATTATTTGACAGATACGCAATATGGATTAAAAGCAAAATCTACTGAAATTAATGACACTACTAATGCAGGTGGCATTGCTTCAGCAGCAAACACTTGCGATCAACAGGTAACACTGGCTGATGGCTCAACTCAAGAAAGAAGATATACAGCAAATGGATTTACTAATTTTAGTGCTAATGGAAATGGTGTTTTAGAATCAGTATTAAGTTCTATGGCGGGTAAAATGTCATATGTTAATGGACAGTTCACTCTATTTGCAGGCGCATCACAAACACCAAGCCTAACAATTACAGATGATGAGTTATTAGCGCCTATTTCTATTTCAACCAATGCTTCTAGTGGTGATTTATACAATTCAGTAAAACCAATATATGTTGACAGAAGCCTTAATTATCAATCAACTGATGCAGAAGTCTATCAAGATTCAACATTTCTTAATGCAGATACGCCTAGTGGTGAAAGCACAGCTAACTATGTAAAACAAATGGAAACGCAGTTACCATTTACTGTAACGGACACTATGGCTCAAAGACTTGGGCGCATTGCTTTAAAAAGCCAAAGGCAAACAACAACACTATCTGTTCTTGTAAGTCTGCAATTTATGAGATGTCAACCTAATGATTGGGTATATCTAACAAATGAAAGGTTAAGTTATTCACAAAAAACATTTGAAGTTTTGTCTACTAACATGGAAGCCTTGCAGAATGATGAGGTAACAGTTATAGGCACAAGGCTAGAGTTAAAAGAAGTAGAAGCATCTGTATTTAACTTCGCAACCAACGATTACACCACAGGTCAAGCAGAAGGCTCTGATGTGTCAACAGGTAATTACAGTGTAACTGCACCAACAAACCTCTCTCTAGCACAGCAGAACGCCATTGACGGCACAACCAGTAAGGTAGACATACTCGTAAACTGGACTAACAACGCTAGTGATAAAGTAGTGCTAACAGAAATCACTTATAAGCTAAACGGAGATGCAAACTACACATCAGACTTCACAGCAGGTAAAGGTGTAACAAAGGCATCCATTCCTAATGTGGTAGTCGGTAGCACTTACAATGTAAAGATACGCCACATAGATGTTAATGGTGTGGCAAGTGCTTATACCAGTGCAGTTAATATAGCCATAGCAGAAGCAAGCACTGCACCAAATGCACCAACTAACCTGACAGCAACAACTGGCGGAACAATGATACTTGTATCATGGACTAATCCAAATGTAACTGACTTAAGAGCAGTAAAGGTCTACAGAAAAACAAGCAACACAACCCCAACAGACGATACAGATTTGGTAGAAACAATTGCAGGTGAGCCTAACGCAGTCACAACAACTCTATTTGGCGACCAAGACGGACTAACAGCAGGAACTACCTATTATTTTTGGGTAAGGGCAATCAATCACTCAGGACAGCACTCAAGTTTTAGCAGTTCAGTAAATGGTAACTTTGCTGCAGCAGGTGTTGCTGATGGCTCTATTACTACATTAAAACTTGCAGCAGAAGCCGTTACTAATGCCAAGATAGCAGTTGCAGCCATACAGGGGGATGTTATTGCAGCAGGTGCGATCACAGAAGCTAAATTAGGTACAGATGCAGTTACATCAGCCAAGATTGCAGATAACGCAGTTACTTCAGCAAGAATAGCAGCAGATGCAGTTACAACCGCAAAAATTGCAGACGATGCAGTAACCAATGCACTCATAGCTACAGATGCAGTTAACCAAGANTCTATTGCAGCNAACGCAGTAACAGCAACGCAGATAGTTGCAGGAACTATTACCGCTAGTGAGATTGCATCAAACGCCATAACAACTGCAAAGATAAATGCAGGGGCTATCACAGCAGCAAAGATTGGAACAGGAGAGATAACAGCAACGCAAATAGCTTCTGACACTATTACGGCTAATCAGATAGCTTCTAATGCCATCACGGCCAATGAACTAGCAGCGAATTCTGTAACTGCTGCAAAGATAACCGCAAATACAATTACCGCTTCTGAGATTGCAGCAAATACTCTAACTGCTACAGAAATTGCAGCAGGTGCGATAGCAACTGACGAATTGGCAGCAGATGCAGTAACGGCAGCAAAGATAGTAGCAGGAACTATTACAGCAACAGAGATAGCAAGTAATACTATTACTGGTGACAGAATCAATGTTGATACTTTAGATGTAAAACATTTTGCAGATGTATCTGCTGATATTATTTCTCATACAGGCTCAGCAGTTCCTTTATCAAGTTTTGCTAGTGCTTTCCAAAGAGGTTCAACAAACTTCACAACACAAACACAAACCACAGGCACATATCTATCTACTTGCATAGTAGACAATGTTAGAAATGGTGCTTCATATCAAGCAATTTGGACTGGTGTTTATGGTGACTGTACAAATGGTGTTTTAGAGTATAGTGTTAATGGTGGCACATCATGGTCACAAGCTGCTGGTGGTATACAGAATGTCACTTTTGCAGTAGGTACATTTAGAACTTATTTATTTGCTTACAATGGCACTATATCAGGATTAGCAACATCAGGTGTAAATGCTAATAAAGTTTATTGGAGAGTTAGATGGATAACAAAACTAAGAAGTACATATCAATCTTTATATGTATTTATAGATAATACACAATAAAATGAATACGATTATAGAATACACAACATACAACACCACAACAGGACAAATATTAGAAAGTGGTGCAACAAATGTGCAACTATCTGAAATACCTTTACAAGAAGGACAGTCAATAATAGAAGGCATTTATGAAGTTGAAGCATATAAAATTATTGATGGTGTGGCAGTAGAACAAACAATAGATTTTTGGAATGCTGTAAGAATAGAAAGAAATACTTTATTAACAGAATCAGACTGGACACAAATGTCTGATAGTCCACTTGCAGATTCTAAGAAAACAGAATGGGCTACATATAGACAATCATTAAGAGACTTACCTGCTAACAACACAGGTGCAACATCTATAGATGATGTTACATTTCCAACACCACCATCATAGGAGTAGATTATGCAACAAGACGGAAGATTTAGCGGAGACATGGATAGAAACGAAGTAGAAATGGACTTAAATAAGTTCATGGCTATGATAGAAGAAATCGGTCAACTTAAA